GAGTCAATTTTACCAGCAGCGTTTACAACAACAGAACATCTACCACCACTTCCATCACCTTTGATGGGAACGTTATTGTAAGTTGCAGCAGTTCCGTAACCAACACCACGATTTGTGATTGTAACAATCTTAAGTTGTCCACTCGTTGCAGCGTTATTTCTAACTGCAGCCACGTCGTTATTAGTTGACCAGTTCTGTGGTAGAGGTATAAAACTTGTTGAATCAAATTTAATAATACTATTTGGATCAATAGTAAAGAGATACTTCCAAATATATCCGTCTCCAGAAGCACCAGCAGATCTTGGTTCTAAATCTGTGAATAATGGCTCATCAAGAGATGGTCTTCCAGATGTGTTTTCTGGATTAGTTCCATTTTGTAAACAAACATAAACTCTATAGTTTTGATTCATTACATAATAATTTGTGTCATACAAATTAGTTGAACTAGTTTGTGGAGACAAATTTGCTCGAGAATAATCATCTCGATACATTTCATATGTTGTACCTGACGACCAAGTTATTTTTCTAACAACTCTTGCAATATCATCTGAATTCAACTTCTTGAGTGCGATCATTGTATCCCAATAATCTCTTTCCTCACTAAAAGAATCTTTAGGTGAAGGTGGATTTTCACTCCAATCTGACTGAAAATCTGCTGGGTTAGGAAGACCAATCCACGCATAATAACTATTCGTAGTTGAAGCTATCCCCGCTACAAAATTCTCAGAGTTTAATATTCGCAGTTGATCAGTTATAATTGCTGACATTTTATCAATGACTTTTTGTTTTTATTTATATTAAGAATAGGACTCTTTTAAATCACTAGTTCTAATGATTATAGGGCCAGTCTTAATCCCTGTGATACCATCATTGGTAATCGCTGTAAATGCACCATCACCCTTCTTCACAAAATCGTGCAGACGACCCCAAGAGAATCTACCTTTGAAACCACTACCGATACCAATACCTTCAGTTGAACTAACACTGACAGTTACTCTTCTTAGAGTTGTATTAATACCAACGGTAGATCCAATACCATATGCATCACCAGTTACATTTTTAGCACTATGCACCTTGTATATATTATCTAGGAAGGCAGTTCCAACTCCAACTGTTGTGATTCCAATTGGATTATCATATGAAGTTAAACCACTTCCTGTATTACTATCAAATACAGTAAAGTAATATCCAGACTGAATACCACTTACAGTCACAGCAGAATCCATAACTGATGTATCACGAAGAACAGAATCCTTTGGAATAAACAAATCAAACTGTAATGCTGTTCCAATTCCAGCTACTGTAGATGTTCCAATTCCAACAATCTCTCCAAAATCACCCTGATATTTAATACTAGTTAAAGTATCTTGAGTCACTGACTCTGGTTCGATCATCACTAATGGTGGACTTGTATGTGTATATCCAAACCCAGCATATGTAACCGTGATTGCAGATATTGTTCCAGCAGCAGACACAGTTGCATCCGCAGTTGCATTTCCTGATGTTGTCCCGATTCCAGCGGTAATTGTGCCTATTCCAGCAGTAACACCTATTGAAACTTTTGGTGCAACAGTGTATCCTGATCCACCATCAGATATTACTACACTGGTTATTGATCCACCAGCAGAGACAACTGCTGTTGCAGCTACTCCAGTTTTAGATGTACGATCAAGAATTAGAACTTTTTGTTTGACTTCTACAAGATCATCCACTTTACTAAACAACGGAACCGCTGTATCTGTGAATACTTCACTTGAACCAGCAGAAACATTATTAATAATGTATGCAGTTGGTCGAATATTAGGTTCTAATTCAACTCTATCTTTACCAATTCCTATGTTGTTAACAAATACATCTTGTGTTTGTTTCTTCCAAGTAACTGGTCTTTCAAGTGTTCTAACAGTGGTAATTCCAGCCTTAACATAGGTATTTGTTGTTACCGTATCAGAAGTTGTGATACCTGTTACTGTTCTTGGTTCCTGTTGGAATGCCTCATCTAAACCAATATCAGGATATTTGTTGATCGTTAATTGATCACCAGTTTTGACTGTTTCTAAGATATCAACCTCTAATACATCATCATCAGATGCACGATAATAGTAAATTCTTAATTTATCATCTGCTTTAGGAGCTTCAGAGAATGTAATTTGAGATCCACCACTATAAACATAACTTTCATTAGGAACTTGAAGAATATCATTTAAGAAAATTAAAGTATTATCTGCAACTTTAATTGGAGATCCTTTCGCAGATCTTATAGTGATTGGCGTTTCAACTGCACCAATAGTTTTAGTTATTGGGAATGATTTTCTATCACCATCAAATAAACTTTCAAAACTATTTAATTTTTCTAACTCACCAAATGTGAATCCAGCAAAACTATCATTAAATGTATCAAGAACAGTTAACTGGAAAGTTTTGAATGAAGATCCAGCAGCTGCATCAGTTGGAATACCAGCTTGACCTCCTGTTTCTAATGTAAGAACATCATCAATTTTATAATTGTATCCAAAATTAGTGATTTGGAAACTAATTATACTTGTTGCGGCACCAACACGGACTGAGACTGATGCACCAATACCTGTTGAACTACCAACTAATCTTAAGTTTTCATAGTTAAGTGGTTTTTCAAATTCGAGAACTGGAGGAGTTGCAGAACTAAATCCAGAACCTCCGCCATTTGTAATGGTAACAGATGTAACTATACCAGCAGATACGTTAGCAGTTCCAATAGTCACAATACCAGAACTACCACGAGCTCTAACTAAAATATTAGTTTGAAGTCCAACTCGATAACCAGAACCACTGTTTCCGATTGATACAGATTCAACAGTTCCAGCAGCAGACACAATTGCAGTTCCACCAGCAGCTACTAAAGGTTGATATCCAAAGTTTGTAGTTTCTCCAACAGAAACAATGATACCACCTCTAGGAACTGATGATATATTAACATCATAATTATTAGTTGCTCCAACACCTGTGAAACTTACAGAGGTAATACCAGCGGTTTCAACAATATTATAATCATCATTTGGATTTTGGAATATTTCATTTAAAAGAATCACACCTGTATTTGTTGCAAATCCAGTTACATTTGAACCACTAGACTTCAGAATAAAGTTAGTAGCGATTCCTGTAAACTGTTCTTCCACAGTATCAAATACATAGTTATCTGTGTAAGTTTCTTGAGTTCCGCCAGGAATTCCAGTTCGAGTAAAGACTCTACCAGTAAATGTAGATGTGGTTGTTAAACCAGATGGGCCTTTAGATCCTTTAGGTGGATCTGTAAAGTTAATTGTATCCTCAACAATTTGATAGTTACCTAAGAACTTAGTGACAGTATCACCAGCATCATGGTCAACTATTGTAGAATTTAATCTTCCTCTTCTTACAAGTATTCTATTTGTAGATCCAATACCAACAGTATCAATCTTCATAAATTCATCATTAACCTTAATTGTATCACCTGAGAAGAATGATGATATACCAGTTATCGTGATGAAGTCAGTCTCTGATGGTGCATCAAATGATAGTTTGACATTTACAGGAGACTGTATAACTGGACTTTGAATATTATTGTCAAGAGTTATTAAAGCCTTGGAGTTAAGATTCTTTGAAGTAAATGAATGAGTTGTTCCAACACCAACAGCTGACACATCAATGACTTTTGGAATAGCTTGAAGTGCCTCGGCTGCAGTTCTAGCCACCTTAAATTTATTTTCTGCGAGTTTAACTGCAAATACTGTAGATGGTAACTTTGTGGTAACACCAATTCCACTAATAGCTGTTGCTGCGATACCAATACTCATTGTTGTACCAGCACCAGTTGGTGTATAGGTTAACTCTTCACCAGTCTGGAAGAAATGATTATTGACTATAAATGTATTATCTGTAACATCAACTACAGCAGTGTCTGATGAATCAAATGTCTTATGGAATATTGGATCTCCATTGTGTTTCAATGGGAATGAGAATTTAATATCATTCTCTGTTCCAGTGTATGAACCTTCAGCAGACTTTAATCTTGAATTTGTAAATGTAACAAAACCAACACCACCAGTTCCAGTTTCATTAAAATTACGTTGGAATACCTTAGTTGTGATTGCTGTATTCGCTGGAGGAGTTAAACGAAGTTCAATATCACCACCAGAAGCTGTTGAATAACCAACACCAATGACTCCAAGACCAGATGTTGAGGTTTCGTTTGTGGAGAAGTTATCTATATAACCAAACTCTGTGAAGAAAGGTTCACTACTATCATGAATCGCAGTTACTTGAGTAACAGCGTATTTGTCATTTGTTGTATCATGTATTTCAATTAGGGCATCAAAGGCAGTGTATGTGTTTGAATTGATTCCACTAATTCTTGTTGCTTGTGGAGTTCCTGTTGCTGCAATATTAGTGGTTGTTGATAGTAACTCTGTCAGTGATATGGTTGTACTTCCAATACCTGTTGCAGTTGAACCTATGGATGTTTGATGAACTCTCATCGTTACACCAATTCCAGTCTCAGGTGTAAAGTAAACACTTGTGATACCTGATCTTACATCTGCACCAAATGTTCCAAGTCCTACACTTGGAGCGTTAGTTCCAGATATATTATCATTAATCATCTGAGCATAATCTAATAGATATACTTCCTCACTATCATTCAACACAACTAACTCGTTTATTTGAGTTCTCTCCTGACCACCTAACTCTTGTGTTTGAACAAGTAATTTGGTTGTTGTAACCGCAGTTGTTCCAAAACCCACAACTTGAACTGGAGATGGATCTGTAGAACCAATACCAGTTGATGAAGATATGATACTGACACCAACTCCAACATTTATTTCAGTTCCAATATCTCCCTCAGCCGCAATTGTATTTTTAAATGTTTCTTGTGCAAATATTCTTAGTGAGTAGTTATTGAACTTAGATTTTGCTGGAACGAATCTTAGATTTCCTGTTGTTCCTGTTATTGCAAAATCAAAATCACCAAGATCAATAGATGTTTCCACACGACCAAACTTCATCATGTAACCGATAGATCTATCATGAAGTAAGTTGACCTGAATTATCTCTTTTTCACCTGAAAATCTAGTGTCAAAGAGTAGAACATAGAACTTAACACCATCAACTTCATCAATATCAAAAGCAAACACATCAGAGAACGCAGTTGCACGAGGTAAATCATTAAACTGAGAACTTACACCGTCAATTGATATGGCTCTGTTTGTTCTAGACTCAATATAATCTGTTAGAATCTTATTACCAAAGTTTATTTCATCAGAGGCAAACTGTCCATTAATATTCTTAGAGTTCTCTGTAACCAAATCAAAATCATATGAATTATGAAGAGACTCATTTTCACTTATTAAATCTGCAACAACCACAGCGACAGCAGAACCAACACCAACATTTGCATTTCTACGATTCTTATCATCAGTAGAAGCAGTTGATACAACACTTACATCTGCAAAGTTTCTAAATCCAACAACATGACTAAGACTATTAACTGGATCTTTCCATGTGTCATAATCAATTGTACTGTTTAAAGAATATGAAAATGTTTGATAATAATCATTATCTGCTAATTTTTGTAGCTCGGTATTTAACTTTCCAGTCTCTTTACGGAAACCACTTCTAAATTCAGAATTTGAATCAATATTAAAAACAGAATCAAATTTAGTAGCTTGTTCAATTGATGCAATTGATTTAGATGATACACCATTAATAAATTCACCAACATTAAAAGTATCGTTTGAAAGAACTTTTAAATACTTATTGTTCTCATTCCATGCAACAACGGTTCCTTCTTTATCACCTGTGCTGACAGTTTCACCGACACTAAATTGATTTGTTTCTACACTAATATTAAATTGTGCAATATTTTCAAAAGGTATTGCTTGTCCAGATGATTTCGTTGCACTAAATGTGCCTGGCTGTGTAACTGATGAATCTAGTTTATAGGAAACTGTCGCATTTCCTCCGCCTGGATTTGTATTAACACCAGTAATTACAAAAGGTTCATAACTATAATCTGATGAGTTAAATCCACTTCCTGTTGAACCAATACCGATGTTTTCAACATATAGTTTCTCACCTAAAGTAAATGGATATGTTGATGAAGTGTAACCACCTTCAAGTGTTAATGTTACAACATTAGTTCCACTTGTAAATGATAAGTTTTTAACCTTAATTCCATTATTATTATTTGTAGCAACTATTTTTGGATTTGTATCATATAAAGAGTTTGTATTTCTTAAAATTCTAACTTCAGCTACAGATGTTCCTTGTAAGTCTGTCTCAGTAATAACTTCATCTTTAACTAAACCAGTTACACGATCAATTATTACAATATTTGGTGGTTCAAGATAATTTTTACCACCAGAACTTACTCCAACATTAGATATCTTAGATAATCTATCTAATCTTAATATTTGTGGTAATTGAACAGCTGGCTGAATTGTTTTATCAGCTGAGTAATCAAATCCAAGATTTTTAATTGTATAATTTCTTAATTTACCTGTTTCATTACTATTCAATCTAACTACAGCACCAACTCCAAGAGTAGATCCAATTGAAGTGACAACAGGAATATTTTGATAATTTCTACCTTTTGATATAATTCTAATTCTATTAATAGATCCTATAGCACGAGTAGATGATGTATTATATTTTAAATTTGTAGCTTCCTCTTTTGTGTATCCATCCTTTTCTGGTTGAGATGGTAATACAAAAGAGAATGTGGTGCTTCCAATTCCTGTAATTACATAATCACCATTATAAACACTATCTGATATCTTTAAACTTGAATGATTAACTACATCAGTATCAATAATTGGATTTCTCTTTAATGGAGCATTAATATCTAAATTTACAGGTGTTAATTTATAAAATAAGTCATTTGGTGTATTTTGTGTTACAGACAAATCAACTCTTGCAGTTGTTGTTACGCCAACTGTTCCTACACCTATGACTTGGAATCCATCATCCTCATCATTATTAAAATATGGATTCGTAAAGTTTGTATCTCTGAATAATTCAAAATCAAATACCTTTGTCCTGTTTCCAGATATAACCTGAGTTAATGATGTGTCAGATACAGCAAAACCAACTTTATATCCACGAGTCAATGATAATGGTGGATTAACAAGAGCAATTTTATGTCCAGATCCAGTTGATGTAAGTGATATGCACTCAGGTATTAACTTCTTAGATTTAAAAGCAGTATCAGATAATTTAATTGTATTTTTATCAATTCTAACAACAAAATATGTAAAATCATTAAATAATGGACTTGCTGGACTTGTTGATTTGTAAATTATCTTATCACCAGTTTTATAACCATGATTGGGAAGTGTAATTTGATCCTTGTTTATATCTACAGCAGATGCACCAAAATTAATTGGATTAATGAATGTTCTACGAGTAGTATCATCAAACTGAATGTTAAATGTAGTTGTGATGCCTGGTGTTACTGATAAAGATACACGATCATTTGCAATTAAATTATGTGCCTCTTTACAAACAACTGTTCCAACAACTTTTTCTGCAAAACCAGTGATTTCAGTATGTGTTGGTGTTAAACTATGTGATTTACCAGTTCCATGACCTTTAAAGAATAATTGATAAGCTGTTGAACCTATACCAGTTATTGAACCAGTAGATCCAATACCTAATGGATTTGTTGATATACCAAGTAAATCTCTACCAAGATTAATTGCAAATACTGGAGAGTTGTTTGTTAAACTGAATGTTTGACCTATACCATTTGATACTAAAAGTGAAGTTCCATCATCATTAGAATATATGAGTTTTTGTCCAGTTACGAAACCGTGATCTTGTAAAAATATGTTCTGAGTTGGTACAAATCTATCAGTTGAACCGCCACCAATAACTTGATAAGAATATGAAATTGTGGAGCCAATACCAACTCCAGCTGATTCTCCTAAAGAAACACTTTCGATAGGATTAAAGTAATATGGAACATTAACTCTAGTTTGTATATCAGTATTAATACCTAAATTAAATGTGATATTACGATTTAAAGATGTAATTAAAGATGTACTTGTATGAGCAGTTCCTAAAACACCATCAAATTCTCTTTTGACCCTTACCTTATCATTTACATCATCAACATTAAGAACTAAGAATCTCTCTGTATTAATACCTAAAACATCATTTGGTATAATTGAATTTCGAGATAGATCACCAGTTACAGACAGATTTGTGATCATACCAGTTGATCCAGTTGTTCCGATGCCTGTATTCAGTTTTAAGGTTGATGTAGTGAATCCAATCTGATGTCTACCATCTAATCTTCTTAAAGAATCTGTGGAAAGTCCAGAAATGGTAACAAGATCACCAACAACTAAATCATGTGGTTGAGTTGATAAACCAGTTACTTGTCCATTTTGTTTATTATATGTAAATACTATATTTTCAATTTTAACTACAGTTGATGCTATAGATACAATTTCTTTACCTTCAACTCTTGATATTTCACCAGAAAATCCATTTCCTTTATCTAAATTTTTAATATTAAGTTTATCTTTAACTTGGTATCCAGATCCAGTGCTTAATAATTCATATTGATTAATTCGACCAGCAGAAGCATAATTAACTTCTATTTCCTGATCTACTTTCTTACGACTATCATGAATTCCCTCATAATCTACCCCAGAACCCTCAAGTTTATATGGATTTGTATTTCTTTTTAATCCTAAAGTGTTTAAATCTAAATCTTGGTTATTTGTTTCTACAAAGTTAAACTCATCAGGTTTTGCTGCATAATTTTGACCAATCAAGTATGGGAAAACTGGAGCACGGAAATTTTTAAACGTACCACTTGTTTCATTTTCACTTGGGTTAATGGTTGCAAAATAAGCAAAAGTTCCTTTTGGATAATCTGGAGTAACACAATATCTTCCATTATTTTCATCCAAATCTCCATTTCCAAGATATTCATAATCTTCAATAAAAAATCCAAGTGGGAATGTTGATATTGGAGGGCCATTCTCTCTTGTAGTTTTAAGAGAGTATCCAGATCTCATAAGTCTTACAATACCACCATCTTTACGATCATATCCATAAGGGCCATATATTGGATTACCATCATATGCCCAACCAATAATAGGTGAGTGGTTAAGAGAGACTTGTTCCGCATTGTTTAGAATGTTTAAGTCATTTGATGTATAATCAATTGTACCATCACTATTTTTTGATTTTAATATTTTTCTAAGACCTCTTGGTGCATAAAATGTTGAGAATTTAATTCCTTCATCATTATCACCTCTGGTTAGGAATCCATCATCACCATAGAATATATCCTCATATCTTTTAACATTATTAACTGCCCAAGATTTAATTTTAGGTAAAAATACAGCGCCAGTGCCAGGAATAACCTCTTGAACACCAACACTCGCAGTTGAATATCCAACACCACCATTATCAACAGTGACTGAATCAACTCTTCCATTACTAATTGAAGAAATAATTTTTGCACCAACTCCATCACCCAAAATTGTCAAATCAGGACTAGAAGTATATTCTGCACCAGATCGAGTTATAATCACTGATTGTATTTTACCATTTACAACAATCGCTTTATATTCAGAGGATGAACCAGATGAAACACGAGCTTGGGGTGGAATACTAAAGTTAAATGTAGAGTCATTTCCATATCCGAGGCCAGGATTTTCTACATTAATTGATGTAATTGAACCTCTTACAATTGGATTGACTCTTGCATGATAGTTTTCTGGCTCAGCTGTGTTTATTCCAATAGTGCCTTTAACTTTAACTGTAATTGGTGGATAGTTAAATATATGTTCTCCAGAACCAACAGATGTCATTCCAACAAATTGTTTTGACAAATAGTTTGCATTAGACAAAGTTGATCCAATACCAGCAGCTGCAAGTCTAAATCTATCATCACTTATTTTTAGAACATAATAATCCTGATCGGTGTCTAAACCACCTATTGTTATACCTATCCCTGAGTGTGAATAACGAATAAGTTCTCCATCCTCAAATCCATGATTTTTATATTCAATAAAATCAGAATATGTATTAATTCCAGCAGTAGGAACTAATCTTCTTTTATTTTCATATCCCTCGCCAGGATTTTCAATAATTATTTGACCTAAAACAAATTTCTTTCTTAAACTTTGGAATCTTTGAGATCCATCAGCATTACCAACAATATCAATAAGATTAGTTTTATCAAGAGCATCATTTTGATTATTTGCAAGTTTAATTGTTGTGTTATTAACTTTTGATACAAAATATATTGACTCATCAACTAATCTTTTATCAATAATAGTTTCTCCACCAACAACAGTTGTACCAATACCAATAGCACCAGTATTGAACGTTTTATAAATTACGGCCTCTCCATCACGGAATTTATGAAACGTTCCAAACCCAATAGTATTATCTAAAACATTAACTGCGTTACTTGTTGATGATGCATCAAAATCCATAAAATGATCAACTTGTTTTAGTCTTGATCTTGCAATCGCATTTTTACCATTACCACCACTAATTTCTATAATAGGTGGTGCAACATAATCAAAGCCTGGATCTAAAATATCAATTCTTTCAAATGAACCTTTTACGTTTGATGTTGCACTTACACCAGCACCAGTTAAAGCCTCAATACTAACTTTTGGTGGATTAATTACATCAAATTGAGATCCACCCTCTAACACATCAATAGATTCTATACCACCAAAATAGATAACATCACCTGACTTATAGTTTAGTACCTCTGTACCATTTACCAACATGCCAGTGGCGCCTGGCGCTGTCTCACGACTCGCCCCGTCAAAGACTGGATTCAAAGAAAATCTCTTTAATAATTTTTGATGATCTAATTTTTTATTTGCTAAATCAGGAACAGAAATTTTGAAAGAACCAGATCCAGTTGCATCTACAAAGTCACCATTGACAAGATCAGGTAAAGAGTTTGCAAGACGAATATTATTAGAATCAACACGACTTACATAATAATTTTTACCATCTATTAACTGTCCCAAATATCCACTAACTGCATTAAAAGTAACAACTTCTCCAGAATAGAATCCATGATCAGCAGCACCCTCTGTAACCTGTATCAACTGTATAACGTCGCCGCCAGTGGCGCCAGTCCACGATACAGAACGATCTGGTGCAACTATAGGTTCGTTACCTAAACTTGGAAGAGAAGGTGAGGCAACGTACATATGGGGGTGTGGTGGTAATGCTAATGCATTATCACTATCATGATCATAAACGTTTTGAACATCAGTAGTATATTTTGTAATATTGTCATGAACAGAACTATTTCCTCTCTTTAACCTTCTTCTGATAAATGCAAAATTATTTACACCAACACTAGGCAAATCTCCTAGAATCAAGGTTGAACTACTAACAACACTTAAAACACGACCAACACCTTTTAATACTGATGATCCATCTAAAACTTCAATAGAGTCCTCTTCTAAAAATCCATGATCGGAGAGAGTTTCGATTCTAAAACTACTACTTGATTGTCTTGTAACAGTTTTTGGAGTAAATTTTACAGAAGTATTATAAACCCATGATCCAAAGTTAGAGTCTTCAGAACTTTTATTAATACCAAATGATCCAACTTTAACTTTATCACCTTTATTAAAGTAAAAAGTTGTATCTGGAATTGGAAAATCCTTTAAAACACCAGTAATTAAAACTTCAATTTTCTTTGTATTATTTGCAAAAGAATATCCATATGCAACATTATTATATCTAACATCATCTCCAATACTTAAAGCATCTAGAGCAGTATCTACTCCAACAAATTGATTTGAGGTTTTACCTGTATAAGTTACAACACCAGCAATACTAGCTGTTGGTAATGATAAAGATCCACTTGTAGGGAATCCAACAGTGGTATCAACCGTTATTATTGTTGATCCAACTGATACGGCATCAGTTACACGAGTTCTGCCTGGAATTGTAAAATTACCATCAATAGAATCTTGTGATACACTAATCTGATAGTATTTCTCTCCACCATATAAAAATTCTTTAACGTCTGATATTGCACCAGAAGCACCACGAATATTACCATCATCCTCATCAGCGTCTTGAAATAGAGTAGATCCTTTTAAATTACGAGGATCGCCTGTAATTGATTTTGCTACAAAATCTTGTGCAAATCCATAATCAGCGTCTGAAGGTTTAATTAAAAACTCTGATGGTTTAATAATATTGACTTCTTCGCCATATAATGCTCGAAATAAAATTTTATATGATTCTTCTGTTCCTTTTGTTCTATAAAAATCTTTAATTTGACGAATAAACTTAACTTGATCTAAATCACTATCTAATTTACGGTTTTCAAATCCACTTGCATAAGTTGTTTTAAGTTTATTAAAGAACTCACGAATAAAAAGATTTGATAAATTATAAACTTTTGTTCCACCAGTGTGTGAAGCACCTACACTTGTATTAAATGATAACAAATCAGGTTTTGTGGGTTGATCCATATCATCAACTCCACTAAAACCACGAACACATCCTGTGAAAGAAGTTGTACCAATTCCAGTGTATGTAATAATTTCATCATCAATTTTCAACAATCCATATTTACTTGGATAACCTTTTGTTGAATCTACAAAAATTGTAGAGGAAAAAGATTTAGTATCTGTGGATAATCCAGTGTACTCTGTAAGTGCAGCACCAACATATGTTTGTAATTTAGTATAACGATCTATATTTTCAGAAATATTAACTGATCCACCTTGATATTCTTGCGAAATATAATATTGCTTCATAAAATCCACAAAAAGTGGACTTTCTGCTTGAACAAACTCAGGTAACTGATTTTCAATTACCTGATTTATTTGTACTCTTTGTATTGAGGTATCTATCATTAATATCCGCTGCCAGAACTAGATGATGTTGTTGATGAAGAAGTATTAGAACTTGTTGTTGTACTTGCGTAAGTTCCACTACTTGTAGATGTTGTTGCCGTTGAAGAGGCGGTAGATGGAAGAATTGCTGCAGCTGTTGAAACTGGAGATTCTGATTTTCTTGTGAATGTTGGAGTATAATAACTGTGAGTATGAACAAATCTTGATCCAGAGGTATTTTCACCAGATGAGATCAAATCTTGGATCATATTAATTGTTGTATTTGTCATATCAAACTTAACATATAAATCACGAAGACCAACAATATCATTTGAATGAGGAATTGCTTGAATTTCTATTACACCATTTGCAATTACTGTTGAAAGTATGTTACAAGTATCTATAAGAACTTCACCAGTCATATAATCAACAGTTCCAGCGTTTTTCTTTACAATACTTGGAGTTCCACCCTCAACATATGTAAAGAAGAATATTCTTCCCTTTTCACGGTTACCATAACAAACCTCATATTGAGCAAATTGACCCAAAACTGCTTTTAAATTACGTCGAATTGTCACAAGAGTGATATTTGATGTAATTGATGAGTCAACACTGTCAATTAGTGATACAGCCTTACTATATTTGAATCTACCACCAAATTGATTAACATCAATTGAACGTGAATATTGAGTTAATGCGTTTGAAACACCAGTCTTAAGATTTTCTGGATCATCATTTAAATTTGGGTTATAATATGGGTTTGTTTGAATTTCAACATACAAATATTTCAAATCAATGAACTCTGGTACGATTCCAGCGACTGCATAACTCTTTAACTTAGAAATTAATTCTCTTTTTGTCTCATCAGATAAAAAATCACCATTTCGAGGTTTAACTGAGATAAAAACCTTTCCAAAACGAGGTGGATTCATCTCTTCACCACCAAAAGCGGTTACAGATTCAACGTTTGGGTAAATATAACCTAAAACTGACTCGTAATCAGATGAAGTGACTGCACGATACTGAGACGAGTAAATTCGAGGAGCATAATACTTAATTGAGGAAATTGATTCGATATCATCACCATCTCTTGAATTTTCATTTGTAGTAACTAGGGAAAAATTGGATGCATCAATAGTTGCACCATCTTGATTAACAACATTTCCAATAAAACTAAAGTTAGCAGCACCATTTCCACTCTTTCCACCAGTTATAATGTAAGAAACCGTAATATAATTATCATTTGATAACTTTTTAGCAATTACATTATCTCCAAATACTAATTCATACCTTTCATCTTCAATTTCTTGTAATAAGTAGGAGGAAGATGTTGATGTTACGCCAACAATGTTATCTATTTGTTTATATGTTACAGTTGATGAGGAACTTTCAGATGGCTTAACCTTAACTCTAATTGTAGATGTATCAATTGATGAATTTGATAGAATATAACGTTGATTAGTATGTGCGGTGTTAACTGTGAAGTTTTGGCTAAGGAATGTACCCTCATAAATTTCGATATTATTAAATGTCGCAGAACCATTTGATACAGGGACTGTAATATCCTCTGGAATTGAAAAAATATAATTTGTGTTAGCTCCAACACCGTTACAAATGACACCAGCACGAATTGTAGCAGTTACAGTTTCAGTAAGTCCACTAATATAGAATGAGATTTTTGCTCGAGATGATCTGCGAGATCTTGGAACGTATCCAATGTTTCTGGCAAGTGCAACAACGTTCTCTCGTAGTGTAGAGGATTCAAGAAAACACTCATTTGCAGCCATATTGGTATTATATGACGTAATGTAAGTATTATACGCTAAAGCATCGATTATAATTGAAAGGTTTGACCCTTCAAAATCATAATCCGTGAAATTTGTATTTGATTTCAGATAATCTTTAATAGAAG